GCGACCACTCGCTTCTAAAGACATAATAGTTTTTTCACTCGTATATCTATCATCGGCGAGTGATATTTCAAGTTTCGAACGTGAGGTTCCAGTCGCAAAGTCATATTTACCCATTTTAAATGTAGCTCGAACACCATCGCGATTTAAATCACCGTCGCGTGTGATATGCATTACGGGGTCGGCAACTAAATCACTTAGAACTGGATTTGTATTAGTGACAACAAGTGGTGCATCTAAATGATTATAGCCATTTCTGTACACAACCTGATTATTGATAAACGCCGTCCCACCTGACGTATGAAGAAGACCAATTGGTGCTGTTGTCCCAATACCTACATTACTTGATTCCAAAATAGTCAGCTTTGGTGTACCCATAGTAGGAGTTTGACTCACATAAAAATTAAGACCCTTCCCCACGTCCACAATATTTTCAATTTTATTTTCACCACCCAAAGGATTTGAATAGACCCGCATAGATATATTACCAGTGGAACCCCAAACATTACCATAAATTGCAGCATTACTTCCAGTTGCGTAAATATTACCCGCAACCGTAAGCTTTTCAGATGCACTCGTTGTTGCTATACCCACATTACCTGCGGGACCTATACGCATACGTTCGGTATTTCTAGTCTTAAAACGGATATTTTGATGTGTATTGGATGTACTCGCACCGTAGAGTTCAATAGCGCTCACATTTGACGCTGTTGGACCAGCTATAAGGCTCAGTACATTAGAAGTACTGTCCCCACCAAATCTATCACCATGAATTGTGATGTTTGAACTTGAGAAGATAAGGTCTGTGATGAGACCTGTCGTCACCGTGTTACCAAAAACAGTCAATACATTTGCGGAATCTATATTTGCAATCACTTTAGACCCAATCGAAAACGTATCTGTAGGTGACGTATTCGCGATACCACTCGACGTAGTCCCAGTCGTGCGTAAACCATTCATTTGAACGTTACTATTAATGACAACCGGGGATACAGAATTTGGTTGAAGTGTGAGTAAATCTCCAACCATAATACCACCCGTGCCAACCAAAAGTTTATTCACAAAAACATTACCAGCACTATACATCACATTTGACCCCGTATCGTCAAAATACACATTTGAACCTATAGAAAGTGTATGAGTTGGGGACGTATTCGCGATACCCATTCGTCCTTCGGTATACAACTCACCATACACATGAAGGTTCATTGTATTCGAAGTATCAACTGTAAATGATTGGGTTGTTGGACCTCCAAAAGTTCTTCCCAATACAAATTCATTATCCGCGTGTATATAGCCAGCAATAATATTTGAGCGCGATGGGTCATCAATCATAAGTATACCAGTATCATATGATCCATTATTACCAGTACCCATCTGAATGACCGCATTTGACACGACGAGATTATTTACAGTTGTATATGTTGCTCCTTCGGTTACCGACAAGTTACCATAAATATTCATACCTCCGTAGACTTTAAGAAAACCACCATCAACAATAACATTACCATTTTTAAATACCGCTACGTTCGATCCAGGGGTAGCTTCTGACCCAACGAGAAGATGTTGACCCACATGTACATTGGTTGAATATGTATTACCAGTCACACTCAAAATATTTGAACTTGTACTGTTCGCAACAAGCCGTGTTCCAACTCTAAACACATTTGAAGTCTGTATGTTTCTCGAAAATGTATTTCCAAATACTGACACTAAATTTTCAACACCTTGGTTTGTATCTACTGTAAACTTATCTTGTCCAAGACTCACAACTTCAATAGTTCTCGTTGGATTCGTCGTACCAAAGCCAACTTTATCATTTATGAATAGACGTTCAGTTCTGATACCTTTCTTTACATCTAAAATGATTTCTTGACCATTTTGAATAAACAAATCGGTACCGACTGATAAATTTGCTGTGGGCATTGTATTCGCAATTCCTAGACGCTGGACTACAATTTCATTCGCCTCGATTTCAGAAGTTATGATACTTCTGACGCTGGTTAACACGTCTTGTTCTAATGGGTCTGCATCTAGAGCAGCTACATAAATTTGATCGAAACGTACTGTTCGTCCCATTTACATTAGTTACCGAATAAAATTCCGGCTAAACCATCCCGAATTCTGAGTACATTATAGTTTACGGCATGAACATAAAGAGATTGGTTTGCTGGTCGTAACGAACCCTTTTCACATCCACGGAGAATAAGTTTGGCGTTATCTAATCGGCTGAAGTTACAACTACCCGATGGGTTGTAGTCTGATGCTTTTGTACAAAAGTGATACACAAAATATCTTGTATAAAAGATAACATCAGTTGCATATTGATATTCAATTGTCCCATACTCGGATTTAAAGTAGCTTTGAGCAACGTGGAAATAGACTGGAGTCATGTTTTCTAGGAGAGGGGTTCCGTTTAGATGAATATCCGCATTTCGAAATGTAAAACGATCATTTGGGGCGTCATCTGTCGTTGTCCCATATCCAAAGAAGAGTGATTTGACAGGGTGATTTAATATAGATAAATCTATATCATTCTGTCCACCGGATTCAAGTTTATTATCAGTAACCGTGTTGAGTGGATAATCTACACGCTGTACTTGCGTAATAACAAGGTCCATTTGACGATTCACCATAGATTCTCTTTCATCCTTGTCCAAATAAATATAATTTCCGTATACCTTTATGAGTTTATCCTGCTCCAATACTCCCGCAAATTGGGTAAGGTCAAAATTGATCTTGATTTCAACCTGGTGGTACTGAAGAGCGATGAGTGGTAAAAAGGCGTTATGGTCACAAAAAAAGAAATGAAATGGCAAAAATCCTGGTGCCCCACCAGAGTTATGCTTATTCGTAAAAGTCATAGACTTAGCATATGTATCCGCGAGATAGTTGGGCCAGATTTCGCTAAAATAATCATAGTGCTGTGAATCTATTTTTTGACCACCAATATAGAGGTCAATCGTCGAATTAAAAAATAAGTTGGACGCAACCGTGTTGCCCTCACACCAAAGACAGTTGAGGATATCCCCAAAAACTGGAATCGTAATGTTTGGATCCTTATCACTAATCGTTTTAATCAACTTGGGGGCTTGGGAGAAGTTGGTGTGTCGCGCAAACTTTGTACGAAAAAAGGAGAATCCCTCCTCGCTGTTTAAGTAAATATCCTGTGCTCCCTTGGAGACAAGTTGTATCAATGCACCAGACATTTAATTAGTATTCAGATTATAAAAATAGACACTTTCCCTGAGGGAAGTCTGATTTTTCTTCGACGTCTCCATTTCCATGTATTTTAAACCCACCTTGTCGATAGACTTTCATTCTCTTGTAATACATGGCTGTAAATATAGACCATGGGTCATGAACATCGTAGATATGTGGATTATTCTTCTTTCCTTTGGTTTCTCGCATGATACGACCAATACTCTGAACAATATCTGACTTTGGGGATGCTAAGATAACTGTATCTAATGTTGGAATATCAAGACCCTCGTGGGCTTGGCTAAACGTCGCAAATATGATTTTCTTTTTTGAGGATTCTTGGAGCTCTGCCTCTTTCATACCACCCATGTAGAGACCAGATGTCTGTGGAAAACACTGGTGGAGCGTCTCACAGTGCCATCTTCTATCACTGAGAACAAGAAGTTGTCGAGTACCCGCTGACGCTTTCTTTACTAACTCTACGAGCATCACGTTACGATGTCGATTCTCAACAACCTCTGTAACCATATTCGGCATCGAGAGTTTTCCGTTTCGCGTACACGGTGGGGCATTTTTGTAGTTTGGGGATTCATAAATAACTGGGAATACCTCAACCTGCTCCTGATTTTTTCGCTCTACCGCAAAGAATGTAGGTCCCATGAACCAATGGAGGACCTTGGTTAGTCCGTCTTTTCGTTCTGGAGTTGCCGAGAGACCAAAGATATGCTTGGGGCACATCTTGAAGAGTGATTGGGAGAATACCTTTGCACAAATATGATGCGCCTCATCCACAATGAGAGTCCCAATACTATCAAAGTCTGTGAAAGAATACTCCTTGAGAGATAGAGATTGAAGCATTGCGATTACAAAATCACAATCAACTTCCTTCTTGTCCTGCTGAACGATACCAATCGTAGCACCTGGGCAAAACTGTTGAATCCGTTCTCTCCACTGGTCCGCCAAGAACTGCTTGTGTACAACAATCATCGTGCGGTACCCCAAGGCACACGCTATCGCCAATGATACCGTTGTTTTCCCGTATCCACAGGGAAGCGAAAGGACTCCGTGACCGGCTTGAAGAGCAGAGGCCAACGCCTCATTTTGGTGGGTTGTGTCTCTGAGGGTACCAACGAAGTCGACTCTAATTTTGACTGGGTCTGGTCTTTTGTCTTCTTTGGGTTCTCCAAGTAGAGTAACTCCATAGAATCTTGGAACGCAGATTCCGTTCTTAGCTGGTCTAAAAACTTTAAAAGGCGGCGGTGGAAAGCCATAGTCTCCGTTGACTATAGGTCTTACTGTGAGCTGCTTTTTAATTTCTTGAATTGGACCCTCACTCACCAAATACCCAGTCCTCGTCAACATATACCTTATTAAAGATTTGAAACTTTATATGACTATAATGCCATCCCTCAACGTCGAAGAAAATATTAAGAATATTGAAAAAGCCATTGAAGAGTTGACCCAAGAAGTTTTTAGACTTCAAGGGTCTCTTCGAGTCTTTAGAAGTTTTAGAGAATCTGGATTGAAAGAAGTGGACATTCCTCAAACTCAAGCTGAAACCGATGAGAGTAACCAAGAATAACCACTGTATTCACCCACGTTCCAAACACCCTTGAAGTCAATTACAACTTCAACTTCATCATCTTTTATAAGAGACTGCACAGGTCGTCCTAGGACTTCGCACATCACTCTCCTATAACGGAATGGAACCTTCACTCTGAGTACACGACCCTCTAGGGGATTATCAATTCTTGGGTGTTGAATGAGATGCGATACATTGACTTGCATTCTCTGTGCAATTTCAGCACATTTTTCAGGAATGACCAAACGAATATACTTTTTGTCGTTATGGTCATACATGGGTGTATGGACTTGGGCGCGAAACTTCATTCGTTACGGTTACGATACATTAGAATTAAAACTATAAGTACGACGAGTAGTATCATTAAAACTTGAGTAAGAAGAAGTGGATGCAGTGGTGCACGCGTCCAAAATAACTGTGACTGAGACTACGAGATACTTCGATGGCAGACTCTATACTCGAATATGGCGTGTGACGTGGAGACATCATACCACACATCGCAACATTTGGACACTTCCCAAAGAATGGAAGTTGTCCGTGGAGACTGAGAACCCCCGAGGATTGTGAAAATATCCAACGCTCCCCGTCCCAAGTAGAACCCCACCCAATGCGGATATTCGTTGGGTTCTGTTCAAGTTTTAACTGTTTGAGGACCTCAGCCTTGAGTACTTCAGGTTTAGTTGTGAGTATATCCTCCGTGAGGTCACAGATGACACATGATATCGTTTTACTATCTACGAGGACAACGGGTTGAAGGTTCCATGGTGTTGAGGCTGCGATTTCAAGGTCATCCCCTAACTTGGGAGTTTCGTCAAAGTCGAGAAGGATATTAATGCACCCATACGTACTTTCTTGAACCTTCTTTCGAGCATCTGGACCCCAGTTGTCACCCAAAAAATTGAGAGCTGGGCTATTGTCTAAACAGAGAAAGAGCATACCTTCATCGAGTATTGTTCCATCCACAAACTCTGCTGTGTACCCATTGTCCAAATAAATAACCTTGGTCAATTCTTGTCCAAAGACAAAGTTTACACCGGAATTAATCAAACATTCCTCCATGGCATCGCACATGACTTTACCAGAAACCTTTTGTGTACACTGCTTTGAGAGTGCGACGTGGTCAAAACTTTTCACAAATTCCCAAGCAGACATGACATTCCAAGGTACCCCGTCAATAATGAGAGGAAGGTGTTCTAGAATAGCTTGTCCACCCGGAGTCAAATCACCGAGAGCATCTTTGAGTGATACAGACTTATACTTCTCTGGTTGACTAAGAACACGTACAGCGAGTGATGTGAGAGCACCGTAGTCTCGAAGTTGTAGGGAACGGAACATAAAACTGTACAAATCTTTCTGAACTGGTTCAAATATATCGTCCCAACGAATATTCATTTCCTCAAAGAGACTCTTGGTATTCACAAAAGCGCGGTCGAAGACAATACGGTGTGCGTGAAGATCACGAGTCTTTAGATCCGGTTCCCACCAGGAGCCTCCAGCTGAAAGCTTTCGATCGTGTATTGTGATTTCATGTTGACCTGAGCGAAGTATTTCCCAAGCGAGAGACATCCCAGTTGGTCCAGCTCCAACGATGTGAATCTTCATTCTACTTTAGAACAATATTTAAAATCTTGTACATTAATAACAATGTCCTCCCTAAAAAATAAACTCAAACGTGTCGGTGAAAGTATCGCGGCCCAAGGTAAACGCATAGCTATGGCTGCCAGAGCCAAATATAATAAGATGCGTAAAGGTCCCACGCCATACGTAAACCAAAAGTCAAATCGTATTTACAAGTCAGATAATGGCGCGGTATTTACGAAGAACGCCAATGGTAATCGTAATTACAAACCAGTCGCGAACGCAATTAAAGAACCAAATGGAAAAAATGTCCAAATTAATTCAAAGAATGTGAACACTGTTCCAATGAACATGCGACCAAAAAATGTGAATAATTAAATAAACCCAGTCTTCTTACGCTCTTCTGGAGTCTTAATAGCATACATAGCACTAAAGAAAAGTAGTGTAGAAAGGAGTGCATATTCAACATCTTGAGTCGCACTAAATGCGATGAGCATGATAGAAGTAAAACGGAATGTTTTACTACTAAATAATTTTTTGAGTCGCGTGGGAATCTCAATCGCATTACCAGAGAAGAGACCTTGGTACATGACGATGAGGCTAAACAAAATAGGT